CCTTGCTGCCCTTGGTAGAACCCTCCAGTGTCCGCCCCCGCCCCACCACCACCGCCACCGCCACCAGCAATCAAAGTCACCCACAACTTGGACACTCCATCTGGGACTGTGAAGTTGCCACTTGATGTAAAGTTGTAACTGCCACGACCATCACGCACATGGCCCCATGATCGTAGCAAGGCTACCTCATCCCAGTTTTTCCCGGCCAGGTAGAACAGCATATACTGCCTGGGACTTTGAATAACAACATCCTCACCCCCAGCTAATGATATGTTCCCAACCTGATGTCTTATTGTTAAGGGCTTGCTTGCGGAGCCCCCAGCATGGAGCAACAGAAAGGCTCCACGCTCCATGTTAGTAGCTTGTATTGTGTCCAAGTTGTCCGAGGGGGCTCCACCCTCGTTACGAACGTCAACAATAGCTGTGGTTGGGGTGATTACCCCACTTGAGATCATCTTTTGCACAGAGCGAGATGCCCCAAGCAGTTGCTTCACTGTGGCAAGGAAAGCCTCCTGTGCCACAGAAAAGTCTGAATTGGTGAAGGTTGCTGCCCCAGTGGGGATCTCAAATGTTCCTGCTGCTGGAAGTGTCATAACTAATATCCTTGTACAATTGCGTCTACAATTCCAGAGGCCCTTGCTCCAGTCTTGTCCAAAACAATGATAGAGGGCCCAAGCCGGTCAGCTGGGCCGGGAACATTTCGGTCCACTATGTGGGCCACAAAAACATCTGTGTGGGGGCTGGCTGCTTGGTAAAGGGTCATAGAGACATGGACAATTTTCCTGTACTTCCTTAAAAGTGGCAACCGCACCGTGCCCGTTGCCGCAACAACAAAGCCATCCACCTTTTCAATTATGTCCAGTACATCACCTTGGACAACCACCTTTGTGATAGTTGTCTTAGTGTCATTGGGGTATGACACAATACGAAACTGTTGTTCTACCTGTGACAACGCTGGGACTGGAGCAAAATAAGGTCTCCACCCCATCTCTGTGTATGGGAACACACCAGCCTGTTTGTTTGTGGGGAACACTGGCATACTGAGATCACTTGGGAAAACTAATGGGTCCGCTTTCCTATGCTCAATGATCCAGTCCTCCGCGCTGGCCTCTACATCAACACTAATTGTGTATGGGATATCCAGTGCATCAGGGGTATGGGAAAAGGAGTACACACACCCAAGATAATCAGTCTCGTAAAAAGAGCTAGTATCTTCAAGATAAAACCTGTGCCAGTTCCCTGTCTTATAGAAATTTTCAGAAGACCCTGCGTCCTCTTCCAATTGGGTGCCACTCCCTCCACTAACCTCAGTCATGTTCTCGATTGTGCCAGGCCACCCAAGCTCTTGATGATCCTCTGACACCATCAAGTTATCTACAATTGTGCCCCCAAGATTGATAGACAACCAAGCAGCATTCACTGATGCAATGATACCAATGTCAAATGCCTTAACAAAAAATGTCCTTTGACCCCCATACCCGTGGGGCAAGGCAAACATTGTTTCTTGAATAAGGGTCCCATGCATTGGGGTTGCTGAATCCCAAGTCCCGCCCCCACCTTCAAATGTACGCACCTGAAAACCCTTAAAGTCCACAGGCTCATTGTGGTAGGACCAATTCAGCACCCCATCAATGAGAACAAGATCCCTGGGGTCTGGTGGTGGTGTAAGTTTACCAGTAACGTATATGTCCTCCAAGAAGGCCCAGTCAGACGCAACGCCAAGTCGTGTGTGAGCTCGAAGCCTGAAGTCATAGGATTGGCCCTGACTCACCCTATCAATTGATATTGAAGTAAGATTCTCGGCAAAGGTTTGAATGGCACGCCAACTAGATTTGCCAGCCTGAGGGTCCTGGGTGAGGGTGAGATCTTTTGCAACAATAGAGCCCTCTGTAGAGTGTACCACCATTGTGGCTCTAAGCTGGACCTCCACAGTGAACACATTATTGGCCCCATTAGAAAGTTGATCATTGTCAGGGAAGTCCAACTCTAGCAGCACCCTGGTGTCCAGTTGACCATTGGGAAGTCTAACCAGTGCCCCCTCATTTGTAGTTATACTCCTGACAATGGGGGTGGATGGGGCAAGTGGGAAGATCTGAGGGGGATCCGTGGTGTCCGCAATGTGGTCAGGGATTGATGTGAACTCAGCATTGTGCACTGCTGGGTGGTCTCTCACCAAGGTGAGCACGGCCCCATCTTTACTGTTTGGTCTAATGGACATGACAAGGCAAGGGAAGGTTTCTTTGTTGTTTAGCCCAAAGGCCACCAACTCTCCACCAACTATGGTATCCCCATCTAGATCAACCCCACCCCAGGCAAAAGTGATGTTGGTACTTGAGCCGGGGCTCTGGACAAGGGCTTGGACAACCTGGTGCCCTTGAAGAGTTAGGATTCTTACTGAGTACCATGCCCCAGACACTTGGGTCATAGTCTCATCAATGTCACAGGAAACAAGTTTCCCCCCAGAGGTAACAATATTGCCAGTAATCCGTGCAGACCCATGGCCCCACTTCACCACATCATGGGCAAATTGAACCAGATCCCCTCTCTCACAGATAAGCCTTTCTAGATCCATTGTCACAGTAAAGATCTCTGGGCGCCACTCGGCTGCTGCCAGTATTGTCCGGCCTAACCTGTACACTTGGCCAGTATGATTGGAACTATTCCGATCATGGGTATCAACCAACCCAATCATGTCAATGCTCTCAACATTAGTGGGCTCAACCCCATTGTAGTCAAGAGTTACCTTATACCGCAACTCACCCTCGGGCCAATAGTACTCAGACTGATAGGTGATCCATGTTTCATTCAATGTTGTTAACTGGCGCCATGTCCAGGATGCTGGTGGCACATTAAGCCCTGTAACTCTGTCATAAACCCTGTGAACCTCACGGGCCATGTATGGGACCACAATAATGTGCTCCCCACCATTAAAATACCTGTCCACCTCTACTGGGGAGGCCCCACCAGAACCAAACCAATCACAATATACATACATCTCATCCATCTGATACCCGTTGTCTGGGTTCTTGAACTTCATTCTCAAGGCGTCAGGAGGAGCAATCATGGTTTTAGAGGCTGAAAAGCTGGGAGCAATATTGCGGGGGGTGATCAAAGCAACAGGAGTAGACTGCTCATGCTCATACACCAAAGAGAACCTCCCATCACGTAAGGAGATGGACCCCTTGGCCACACGACACACATCCTGAAGAGACTCTTCAACAGTTTTAGCCCGATCAAAGGTTCCATTGAAGTAGTACCCATTCTCAGTGCAGTAATCAGCAAACTCTAATAACCTGGTGGTGTCCACACTGGAGTCTGAAACAGGGTCTTCAGATGCAGACCCACGTATAATGTCCGCAAAAGCCCAGGCAGGGCTTTGGCTTACATTATCACCAGTGTCCGGATTTGTAAGGACAGCGTCCTCTGACCATGCAGCCCCATCCCAATAATGAAGTGGGGTTTCCACTATGCAGTTAACAATATCGACAGTACTGTTGAGTTCTTCTGTGGCCCTAACCCGCATATGCATAAGCACCATGTTCTCTGCAACAAAGTCACTCACAGGAGAGTGAGCTGAGAAACTTCTGAAAGACCCAATAAGCACAATGTGATGAATATTGTCCGCTGTCACCTTGATGCTGGATCTACGAACCTGTACCTCATACTGGCCCTTAAGAACTGAAAACTCCAGGCCTCTACGAAACAGCCCAGCACGGGCATCTATTTGTGTAATTGCAAAAGATCCAGCTTCAGGTGGGCCAAACAACCGGCCCAGATTTCTCTTGTGGATAAGATACCTGTGGAAAGGTCTGAGTGTTGCTGCCTCTGGCCCAATCCCCTGTGCTATGTACTCGGACACTGCAATGCTGTCCTCAAAGAAACTAAGCAACATCTGCGCCGCAGACAGCACTGTGTTCACATCTTCTGGGCCAACAGAAACCAAGTCATCTGTGGAACTCACATCAGTGGTGTTGTCAGTTTCAGCCTTGAAATTGATTACACTGGTTCTAAGCTGACTGAAGATGTCTTTCTGGGCGAGGGTTAATAAAGAGGATGGGTCTCTTATTAAGACAACGGTCTTGTCTATAATGTTGTTTATTCTTTCATCAGCCCATGTGTGCAACTTCACAGTTAACTCACGCTCCACAGCGGGGACTGCTTGCATCTGTGCTGTAAAGTCTTGAATGTCTTGGAGTCCAGATTGCAGTGCTTGTAGTGCAACAATTATAGTGATCTCTTGCACTTCAGCCACAAGATTAGGATTGTTCCAATAAGGGTAGACATATGTCCAATTGTTATACCCAGTAGCACCTTTGGGGCGATACCTTATGGCAACATCAACACGCTCGCTGTTCACATTCCCATCAGTATCTGTGTTGTACAATCCATCAGGGAACATAAGATCTAGGCCAATACGAACAGTGTCCATTGGGGTTAGATATTCGTGCACTTCATCACGAAGTCGCCCATCATGCACAGAGATTCTGGTCTCACGGTGATCCGCTCGAATCTGGAGGTGTTTTGGATGCAGAGTGGGGGGTGGGTCAAAAGAATAAATAGCATTGCCCTCATCATCAACCCCCCAGAAGTATACAACTGTGTCTGACCCACATTTTTCTTGAACAGACCCATCCTTGTACCAGGATGGGGCATACTCAAGCTCTTCATTGACCATTATCTGTTCAGGATCTGACCCAAGGCTAAAGTCCTGCACAACATCTGATGGGGCACCCCACCCAGAGGACAGCCCAATTGTGACACCTTCAGATAAAAACTCTGAAATGTCCTTCTCCCCAATCTTAATCTCTGTAACAACAAGTGGACTGTACCCAATACAAAACAGCAAGTTTATGTACTGGTCGTCACCAACAATCTCTGTGAACGGGACACTAGCAAGATCAGGATACACCCGCATTTTGCCATAGTGCTTCTGGACAGCTTGGTAGGGCCGCATCCTATTCTGGACAGACTCCAAAGAGTAACGTTCTATTTCCTCAGGATCAGAGGGAGCCGCAATAAAGGTGGAGGAAAGAAAGATCCCAATGATACTGAACACTGTCTGAACAACCACACCCCATGGCCCAGCAAGACCAATCAATGAGGGGATGGCGTTAGCCGCAATTGTGGTTGTGAGAAACGCAAGCAAACGGATAGTGCCCTTGTCAATGAGGTTAGTGTTTGTTGGCACCACGTTATCGCTGCCAGTTGCCGGGCAAATACCAATATTCACAAGTGTGCCCACCCTGGGCTTCACTCGAGGCCAATAGTCCTTTGGTACATACTCATTGTTCAGCTTGACCTCAAGGCAATTCCAAAGGGTCTCAGGAATCTTGTCCAACAACAGGATCTGAGTGATTGTGGCACCTTCAGGATAACTTGCAGAGTGCCGGAAACTTGGGAAGAAGATTGAACCTCTAGATACATGTACTTTGTTAGTGTCCACTGACATGATCCTTATGACGAAAGAACCCAGCAAGCCTCTGCCCCCAACGCACACTGTCCAACCGTTCGATCACACTATGAGTTTTCTCCATAACATGAAGCATTTGCCTTCCAGGCAAGAACACCCCACAATGAAAAGGGGCTCCAAACAAATTGATTAACACTACATCTCCCTCAATAGGAGTGCTTGTTTCTTCCCAAAGCAGTGTCCTGGTGGCTGAAGTAAAGGAGGACATGATCATAGACTTATCAGGGGACTCCATCTCTGGGGCATACATTGGTAAGGCTATCCCGAACTCTTCTTGATAGATAAGACGAATCAGCCCAATGCAGTCGGCCCCATCAAACCGGTCCCCCCTAAACTCATATGGGATCCCTATGTATTTTGATGGGTCCATCTAGAACAATCCTGGAAAATGAAAAGGGGCAAACTGCAACGCCGGGAACTTTCTTGTGGAGATTGTCTCGTAAGAAAGATTGGCCCTCACCTTGAAATCATCATATGTTATGTCTGTAACCACCATAGGCAAAAACTCATACTCAATGTTGTTAAACTCTTTTGGGACAGCAGCAAGGTCTGTGGGGGTGATTACACGAATTGTGACTGTCAACTTGCCATGCACCGAGCGCATGAGGTCAGTCAGCAACTGGTCAACATTTACCACCTCCAATTTGCCACGGCGAAAGCCTTGGTCCTTTTCCTCTGGCATCCTTAGCGAAAACCCACACGCTGTATACGTGTACAGACCAACTTTAATGTCTTCTGTGTTGTTCACAAGACGAAAGACCTCCCCGGTCTCCCAATACTTAACTTCTAGTGTCCATAATATGGCAAGGCTAGATGTCTGAGACAACAGGGCTGCAACAAAGTCTTCGGTGAAATTGCGGGGCTCACTCATGGCATCAACTCAAGGGCTATTGTGCCAGTGTAATGCCTCTGGGTTTCCCCCCCAACCTTATCTGGGGCGACAACATAGTTTGGGGCTGGAGACACAAGACCAAACTTTGGGCGGGTCCCTTCTTTGAACCTATACGTTGCAGCTGCACCAGTGATCATGTTTGTCCAGGTAAATGACAAAGTCCCATTATAAAGAATAAGTGTGAACCAATTGTTGAACAAGTCTAACTGTCGACCAGTCAGTTCAAGTGGGGTTGTGTGATACTCCCGTTGCCTGGTGCCTTTCATGCGCATTTTGCCAGGGCCAATCCCAGTCTGAAAGAATTCTACAGCGCTGTCATAATCAACCTTTGCCCCAATAAATGGCCCTTGTGGGAAGGGGTCTGTGGCTCCTGATGTTAGCCATGCTGGCATTAGATTGGTCTCCTTCTCAAACCAGAGAACATGGACTGAAGGTCATTGTTGAACTCTCCTTCACCAAAGCTGGCGCGCCAAGAGTTTCTGATCATGATATCCAGAATCTCTTGGCCATTAACATCTGTGCTCTTCTCTACAGTGACATCCTCGTCCTTGGCCCCCTGAGCGTACACGTTGACAATTGTACCGTTACCACCAAGCCCAATTGCATTCACCCCAAGCCCACTGCCGGTATTGGCTAAGGGGATGACACCCTCTGGACCTGCCTCACCCATGATCCCTGTGCCCTTGGCAGTTGGGAACATGGTTGGTGTTTGCACTACACCACCCCCACCAAACTTCTGTATAGACCCTCCGTTGAACACCCCACCCCCACCAAACATTGGGAGAATAGAGCCAATGCCCTGGACAATAGGAGTCATAATAAGCTCAGTAAACGCAATTCGGAACAGATCCTCAATCACACTGTCAGCGAATTCCTTAAACGTGAGCTCCCCTGTGCGGGCAAAATCGATAATTGCATCTGTAAACTCTTCAATCCATTGCTCGCTGGCCTCAGCTATCTCATTGATAACCTTGGCCATCCCCTTGAGTTCTTCCTCACTATCCTCCCCCAGGTCAGCAAACAGTGAAATGATCTGCGATACAGTTTGGGCAATATTAGAAACGATATGGAACGTAGTTTGCATGGCTGAGCCAATAGCTGCTGCAGCGCTTACGCCACCGGTTTGCATGGCTGAAAACAAAGCTGGGAGCTTTGCAATTGACCCACCAATTTGTGACACTGTGCCCACAATCCCATGCAACCCTTTGATTACCTTACCAGCCTTGTCCGCCCCTAAGTCTTGTAGTAGAACTCCAACTTTGCCAAGAGTTGAGTAGGCCTCCCTCACATCATCAACAAGGGCCTTCTTCAAAGCCTTGCCAAGCATTTCAGCTTGTTCTGGACTCAAGGCAGGGTCGTTCATAGCATTGGCAATCTTCGCCACCCCTAGCTCAGCGGCCCACGAGACCCTGTCCCAATAGAACTCATCAAGTATGTTTTGACCATCAGACCTAGACATATCCCCTTGATCAATCAGTGCATCCACAGTGTACTGAAGATCAACCAAACTTTGCTGAAACTCAGTCGTTGCATTGGCCACAAGAGGAAGTTGCTGTATAATTTGGAGACCTGCATCCATCTTAGGATCTGGGGTGGCATCAAGGCTCTTTTCTTTAATTGCCTCCATCTCCATACGAAGCTCTTCAGCAGCAACTCTGGCCCCTTCAAACATGGACTGAAACTCAGGGGTGAGGATACTAATTGCCTGAGCAACATCCACTGCTGCGGACATGCCCTTATCTCTAAAATCATCCCACAAGTTAGCCATGGCCCCACGCACGGTGGTTGTGTCTAAGATCTTTGGGAACCGTGCAGCCAGCAACTGAATAGTCATCAGGTCATTAGCAAGGGCCTCTTCCGGGTACACCTGAAACCTGACAGCCTTTGCTTGGTCCATTGCACGCTTAATAGCATTAAGAGCACTCTTGCTAAGCTCATCTCCACCACCATCAAAAGTTGGAGTCTTCCCAAACATCTTGGAAATGTCAATGGGTTCCATGTCCACATAACTTTTCTTCAGTGACTCAACAATAGAAGTCATTGTTGGAAACTGTTCCTTGATAAAAGCAATGAATGACTCAACATCTTTTTGTGCTTGATCCTTAACAACAGCCCAATCCTCACCTATTACCTTGGCCGCCCCAGAGAACAAATCTTTTGCTAGCCCAGGAATTTCTTTGGCCCCCGCTTTCATCTGGGCAACATATTTCCCAACAAGATCTTTCTTTAGTAAATCTTCACTGACCACCATAGAATCGGACAACGCTTTTCTGTAAAGTTTACTGAAGGACTTTGTTCCCAATGTAGCATCTCGCAATCCCCCTGCTAAAGTGGTGTAAAACTTCAGTGATGCAGCTGTTTCCCTGCCTATCCAAGCCAATGCTGTAACTGATGCTTCTAACATATCAGCAAAAGCCCATACAACAAAATCCTTAACTGTAGTTAGGGCGGTAACAATGTCCCGAACAAACAGGTCCCAAAGTTGTTGGTTCTGACTTATCCAATTTCGTAATCCTGCCAGATACCAATAAAACACTGCAACTAGCCCGATCAGTGCAACTGAAACAAGCCCTATTGGGGCTATTAACAGCAT